AAAAGCATATAGACGCCACTATAGCTAAACAACATAATATTGTTCGAGATATAGTAACTGAGATAGTTGCTCATCCTATTGAATTATCCCCTGTTGATACTGGAAATTTTGTAAGTAACTGGTTATTAGGACTTAATAATAATATACCTTGGGGTGTTACTGGTATTAAAAACCAGGATAAAGAATATAATGTGTTGAGGGTAACTTCTCGAATTCCTAATGATGCAGCTAACCACACTTATACTCTTGTTAATAATACAAGTTATGCTAAGGCTTTAGAAGAAGGACATAGTAGAACACAAGCTCCTTTAGGCATGATTGGTTTAACCACATTAAGGGCTCCTGAAATAATTCGTCGTGTTCTTGCGAGTTATAAATAATGTCTAATTTAGCAATAAAAATAGCTTTAGAACAAGCTATAGCTTCTATAACTCCTACTATTCAAACAGTGTGGGAGAATACTAAGTTTAAACCAACAACAGGAGTTCCTTATCAATATGTGCAATTTTTACCGTTCATTACGGTTAATGCAGAAATTGGCCCAATGTATGAGGTAAGAAGTTATGTTCAAATAGATCTGTATTACCCAATTGAAAACGGAACTGCTGACGCTTTAATTCAAGCAGATATTATTAAATCATTTTTTAAAAGAGGTTTCACGTTTGCTAATAGTGGAATCACAGTAACAATAATTCGAACAGCAGTAGTAAGTTCAGGTTCTACAGAAGGTTCCTTTTGGAAAGTACCTGTTAAAATTTACTATAACTCTTTTATAAACGCATAATTAAGGAATTCTAAAATGGCTATTGCACAAGGTATTAATAAGATTACGGTTGTAAAGAAACAAACAGGTCTTGGTGTTCCAGCATCAGGAGCTGGCGGTCAAATCATGAGACGTGAATCAACAACTAATACATTAAAGAAAGACACCTATACTAACAATGAAATTGTTTCCCATCAACAATCGACAGGTAAAACACATGGTTTGAGATCAGTTGATTCAAGTCTTAGCGGTGTATTATCCCCTGGAACTTATGCAGCAATGATAGGTTCTGTTCTTCGTAGAGATTTTGCAGCCGTAACTCCTATAACTGCTGCATCATTAACTATTGCCGGAACTGTGGCTATCTTAAACCAAGCAGCAACCATAACAAGAGCAGCTGGTTCATTCTTAACTGATGGAATTAAAGTCGGTGATATTATTCGCCTTTCTGCTGGTGCATTAAATGCGGCTAATTTATCTAAGAATTTAATTGTAACTGCCGTTACAGGAACAGTTCTTACTGTAAGAACTTTAAATGCTACTTTAATGGTCGCAGAAGGTCCTATTTCCGGTTGTACAGTAACAGTCCAAGGAAAGAAAACTATGCCTCCTCTTACTGGGCATACCCGTGATTATTACACAGTTGAAGATTGGCAATCAGATATTTCTCAATCAGAGGTATTCACTGATATTTTATTAGGTAGTTTGGATATTAATTTACCTGCAACTGGTAATGCAACACTCCAAATTGGTGGTCCTGGTTTAAATAGAACAACTGGTTCGGCTCAAGTATTAACTAGCCCAACAGCTGAAACTACTTCCGATGTTATGGCGGCAGTAAACGGTTTACTTATTGTAAACGGTTTAGTTATTTCTAATATTACCGGATTATCGTTTAAGGTAGACGGAAAAGCTGCCGGTATGGGTGCTGTGGTTGGTTCAAATACTGCTCCTGATATTCAACGTGGAATTATTGAAGTTACTGGTCAATTTACAGCTTATTATCAAGATGGTGTATTACCAGCTTTATTTGATGCTGCGGCAAGAATTAATATTATCTCAATTATTGCAAATAATAATACAAATACAAGTGACTTTATTGGATTTACTTTATCATCTGTTACATTGGATGGTGATAATAAAGATGATGGCGATAAAGCCATTGTAAGAACTTATCCATTTACCGCAAGAATAAATGGTTTAGGTGGCGCTGCTCTTGCGGATGATAAAACTATTATCAGTATTCAAGATTCATTAGCGTAAATAATAGCTCCGTTAATAGCGGAGCTTTCTTTAACTTAGGAGTTTCAAAATGCCCACACCAAATACCGAAGAATTAGCCATACCTGTTGAAGTTCAACCTGCGGTTAAGTTACTATCACTTAACGATCTTAATGCTACCAAGGCATCAGAAAACAACTTTGAATTTGAATATTTAAATGAACACGGTGAAGAAACTGGATTCTTCATTACTGTTATTGGCGATCAGTCTAAAACAGTAAAGAATGCTATTTGCTCAAAGATCAATAAAGAACGTATGCAAATTGCTGTTCTTAAAAAGAGGGGCAAGGATGAACCTTTTAAGCCAATTGAAGATTTAATAACTGAAAATGTTGAAGGTGTTGCGGCTTGCATCGTTGGTTGGAGAGGTGTTCAAGAGCCTTATAGTATTGAAAATGCGATCTTTATCTGCGAAAATAATAAACTTATTTTTGACCAAGTTAAAGCAGCATCTGAGAATCTTGCAAATTTTACCAAGAGCAAATAGAGCAACTTCTTCTATTTGCTGAACGTGAATTTGAATTAAGTGCAGTTCAGGATGATAAATTAACATTAAGGGATCATTTACAAAATCTAGAACGCCAAACTGGTTTTACACCTGATCTTTTAAAACCAATTGAATTTCCAGAAGTTTTATATAAACCTTGGCAATATTTTAAAGAACTTACTTTAAGTGTATCGTGTACAGGTTTTGGAATTAACCCTATATCATATCAGGAAATTGCAGCTTGGAGTTTTCTAACCCAAACTGCAATAACTCCTGATGAAGTTAAGATTATAGTATCATTGGATAATATTCATCGAAGTTTTATAAATAAACAAAAGGATTAAAATATGAACACCTTTGAAACCTTAGGAATAGAATTTAAAAACAAAGGTGTTCAGCAATCTACAAATGAATTAAAAGACTTTGGACTTCAAGCTAAAGTAACTGAAAATTCAGTTCTTGCTCTAAGTAGTACACTTCAATCAGCATTATCTGCTGAAAAATTCTCAAAAGTTCAATCATTAACTAATTCTTTAAGTCAAATTAAGGAAAGGTATAATGCTGAGAAAAAATTAACTGATATGCTAATTGAAAATGAACAAAGAATAACCGCTAACGCTTTAGAAGTTAGCCGAGAAAGAAACTTAAAGTTAGCTAATGATACTGCATTTAGACTACAAAAAGAAGAACGTGATACTAAGGAATTAGCCGCTAGGACATTAAAAGTGTGGCAACAGTATTATGATGAACTTTTTGGATTAAAAACTAAGTATAGTGATGGATTAAAACTAGGCGGGAATGCACCTATAACTCAGGCTGTTAAACAAGATACAGCAAAAACATATAACTATGGAACTGGTGCTTCAACCGATTCCCCTATGGTTAAATCTCAAAAGGTTCAAGATGAATATTACGCCAATCTTAAAGTGCAAGAAGAAATGGCTGCACGTAAGCATAAAGAAGTTCTTGATAAAGAATTAAATGATGACAAGTCATACGCTAATTCTAAAAAGGTTATGTATGCTCAAATGTTCGATGAAATTGCAGCTAAAGAAAAAGCCGTAGCCGCTGCGTCAGCTCAAGCCCAAGTTAACCGTAACAATGTGGCAAGTCAGTATAAACAGCAAACGTCCGAAGCTGTAGCAGCCTTAAATCAACGTCTTGAGCTTGAGAAGGCAATTCGTATGAATGGTGCTAATAGTGTACAAGCTCTTGAAGTAATCACAGCCCAAAAAGAGATTTCTATTCGTAAAAATATGGCTACTCAAATATTACAAATTGAGAGTCAGTTATCTACTGGAGTTATTGCTAGTAGACAACTAGCCAATTCCTTAACTAAAGGTCTTACTAATCAAGCAGAAGCTCAGATAAATGTCAATAGGGCAACTTTAGAACACGCTCAGGCTGCTGATAAAGCTGCAAACGCGCATAGTCATTTTAGTAAGATTCTTGATAAGGGGTTATCTATAATGATAGCTATGGCTGCATATAGAACTATTTCATTCTTAGCTACGGTTCCAGCCGGTATTCTTGAAACTAACGTACAAATGGAACGACTAAAAGTACAGCTAGAAGGAATAATGGGTAATGCTAAGGATGCTAAAATAGAATTTGAAAGAATGTTATCATTGGATGTTAAAACTCCATTTGATATTCAAGGTTTAACCAAGACCATGATTATGTTGAAAGACTATGGATTAGAGCCTACTGATTTTGTAATGAAGTCTTTAACTGATACTGTGGCTAAATTAGGCGGAGGAACGGATACTTTAATAGGAATTAGTCGTCAGTTTGGTCAAGCATGGGCTAAGAATAAATTGCAAATGATGGATTTAAGACCTATGATTGAAAATGGTCTTCCTGCCATTTCATTGCTATCTGAGACATTGCATAAGACAGCACAAGAAGTTCTTGATATGTCACAAAAGGGAACTATCACTAGGGAAGTGATGATGAAAATGTTCGCCACAATGGAAAGTAAAGCTCCTAATGCTGCTGAACGGAACATGAAAACTCTATTTGGTGCATTGTCAAACGTAACCACAGCATGGACTCAATTGCAGGATGCAATGCTTGAAGATAATTCTGAAACAGCATTAAGAGGAATGTTAGAAAATTGGTCAACATTCTTGTTTAAGTTAACAGGAATGATTTCAAATAGAATAGATCAAAATTCAAGGTTAATTAAAAGTTGGAGAGATATAGCCGAAGTTCAAGCCCAGATAACTAAAGCTGAATCTGCTCCACCAAGTTATTTTAGCCTTGGGCCTAGTGTACAGGAATTAAAAAATAAAAAGAAAGTTCTTGAAGAATACCAAGATTCAATAATTAAAGCTATTACAGAAGAAGAACAAGCTAAATATAACCTTAAAAATAAAGCTGAATCTTCACTAGCTAATGACCAAGAAGCATTAGCATTTAATGAGAAAAAAGCTGAGTTAGAAACAAAGGCTGCAAATAAAAAACAAAAGGAATCATTACAAGAATTAGAAATGCAACAAAAGTTACAACAAGCTGAAAACAGTTATTCTAATAGTGTGGTTGAAAGCAAAATAAAGGATGTTGATAGAATTAGTAAAGCAAGGTTAGCAGCTTATGATTTAGATTTAAAAAGAAATGAACAAAACTTTTCTTCTAATAAAATAAATAATGAAGAAAGATTATCTAATGAAATAACTATTTTAAATAAAATTAAAGAAGAAACAATAAGAAGTAAAACTGAGATTTTAGAATATGAAAAACAAATAAGTTCTCAAAGAGTTGTTGATGCTGAGAAAGCTTGGGCTGTAATTAAAAATATTGAATCATCTAATCAAGGTGGTCAAGTTAACCCTAGTTCATCTGCATTAGGTAAAGGTCAAGCACTTAT